GACTTCTTCAGGGTTACCAGCTTCTCACGATAGTCTGCTTCACTTTCAAACTCAACATTTTCTGCAAGAGTAGCGAGCTTGTCTTTCTGAGAAAGGGCAAGACCCTCAGCAACTTCTGCAAAGATTACATCAGCTGTTGATTCTGCTAATCTTCTGTTTAGAGCAACGTTCTTATTGATTTGCTCGTTGAGTTTAGACTCCATTTCATCTAGTTTATCTACCATGCTCTCGATTACATCATATCTCTCTTCAGGGATGGATACATAATGATCTTCAAAAAGACTCTTCATTCCGACAAGGAATGATTCTGTCATTTCGGTCTTCAGACCGTGCTCAATAGCGATTTGGTTTTCTGACATCCATTCTTGAGCAACATACTCAAGATAGGAATCAACACGCTCTACGAGTTCTGATTTAACCGAAGCAACTTCTTCTGCAAGTTGTGCTTCGTATTCTGCCTTAACTGCTTCAGTAATTTCAGCAGCCTTGGTCTTGATTGCAGTCTCAAAGATTGTGCGTGCTTTGTCTTGGAACTCCTCGGAAAGTTCTTCGCCTGCGAAGAGTGCGTTAACATCTTCTTCGATGCTGTACTCTGCCGAGATTTCTTCCTCGTCGGTAGCTTCTGCAACAACTTCTTCTTCAGAAGTTTCTTCTTCGGAAACGACTTCTTCTTCGGTTGCTTCTGCTTCTGATACGATCTCTTGGTCTTCCTCAACCTCAACCTCTGCCTCTTCTTCCTTCATACCCTTAGGCATGGGATCGGCAGATTTGGCACCCTTGTTTACAACATTCTTGACTTGAGCAAGAGTCGAACCGGGTTCGTTGAGTTTTGCTGAATCGTCATCGGGACGATAGTTTTCTGGGGAAGGACCGCCGAGATCCTCAACACTTGGTTGTCCTGGAGTATCCAGATCCAACTTAGGCATTGGTTCAGCTGCAGCAGCACCTTTGGTTACTACGTTTTCCATTTCTTGTAAATTGCTACCAACGGACATTTGTTTATGATTAGTTTGTATTAATCTGTATTTATTTATATTATTAGAGATTTGCTAAGAAATCTTGGAACAATTGTAGTTTGTGTTCCTCAAGTACTTTTTGCTCAACAAGAGTATTAATACGTCTTTGAGTCTTTTCTGCGAGTTGTTCGCGAAGAATTCCTCCTTCCCAAACCCACTCTTTTCCTTCCATGATTCCCGAGACAAAAGCATCGGGTGCAGAAGGGTCGGCAACGATATCAGCGGCAGTTGCCAACATGAAATCTTCACCTACAACTTTGCAACCAGTATGGTCTTCTTTAATAGAACCAATACCACGAGAAGAAACTCCCAGTTGCACACCTTCACCAATCAGTGATTGTGCAATCTTACCCATTGGGGTATCGAGAAGTTGTGCCTTACCCCAGAAGTTATCACCCCTTTGCTCAAGAACAGTAATCTTGTGTGAAACACGATCAAGATTTACTGTAGGACCATCTGGGTGACCAAGTTCTCCAAGTGCTCTTCCCTTATTAGTGAAGTTTTCGTTATATCTCTGAACTTCACGAGCAAGAGTTTCCACGGGGTACATTCTACCGTTGCGGTTTTTAATTCCGCCCTGGAGAAATACACCCTCAATAAAACACTTTTTGCATTTACCAACCTTTTCGGTGATAAACTCTACTTTTGAAATTTCTTCTGTGATAAGTTTCATTTTTTTATCCGGTGAATCCTACTTTTACGCCAGTAACAGTTCCGCCAACTGCAAAGACACAATATGATGGTTGCTTTTCCAAATACTCGGTGGTGTTTCCAAGCATTGTGAATGTTCCAACGCCAGTACCACCCTGAGTTTGTACAACTGATACTACGGCAGCAGAGTTATTATTGTTTACAAGACGAACAACAGTGGCACTAGAAAAACTAGTTGCTGCACCAGTAGATCCTGGTACAGTAATCTCATCTGCCAAAAGTAAAGTTCTTGCCATCACTCCTCCGATTCTGATTCTACTTCACCATCAAACATTGCCATAGCAACATTTGGTCGTTGTGCTTCGACTTTAGCCGCTGCTTTATTAAATAATGCATTCTTAATGCTGTCGCTAATTTCAGATGCAGGTGCGTCTGTAGCGATCAAATCGACGACGTTTTCCATAAAAATATTTTTGTTATATATTCTTTATTTATATTTCCGCAGATTTGGTGTCTTTCTGTAGATCTACATCAGTAACGGCACCAGCACTATCTAGATCTGGTTCCATAGGAACATCGCCCAATAAATCTCCACCACCATCTGGAAGTGGTTCACCAGTGATTGGATCTACTGCATTTGGATCTGGAATAATTCCATCCTTAATTTCCTTTTCAATTTGCTCATCAATCTCGATGATTTCTGCATCTGTTTGACGTAGTACCTTACGACGAACATAATCGACTGAAAAATATTTGCCGATATATGGTTCCATAGTTGCAAGGGTTCCGAGACGCTCATTCATCAATTCACTTTCTTTGAGCTCTGCAAATTGATTGTCATACAAGAAATCATATTGGATATGATCTCTCATAATTTCCCAGTCTTCCGGAGTAATAATATTTTTTAAAATTAACTGAGTTTTGATCATATCATTGAAGAGATTTGCAAATCTCTTTCTCAAACGACCAACAAATTTGGCAAACTTAAGTTCATCTCTCAGAATCTCTGAAGATCTACCGAGGTTAAATCCACCGTCATTTGCAATTCTAGATTCTGGAACACCAAGTGCTCTGTAAAGTTTTTTCTGGAAATACTCAATATCAGAAAGTTCGCCTAGGTTTTGTCCACCAGGAAGAGTTGTGATTTCTGTTCCACGTCCACCTTCTCTTCTAGGTAACCAGAAGTCTTCCATCATAGACATGAATTTGCGATCATCTCTAATCTCACCAGTTTGTGCATTATAAACCTGCTTATTTCTATAGCGGTTCATAACATCACGAAGATATTGCTCTGCCTTAACTTTTGGTAGATTGCCAACATCAATGTAGAAAATTCTACGTTCTGGTGCGCGTGATAGTCTGTAGATAACCAGAGAATCTTCAATCATTCTAAGTTGATTGAGACCTTTAATTGCCTTATGCAAATATGAAAGACCAGTTCCTTTATTTCTATCTACAAGACCTGAGGTGACATATGTGATTGAATCTTTTGCAATTTTTACTCCTTTAGATCCTCCCCCACTAACCATTCCGAGAGGATAATTTGCTTTTGGAGTAAAAACAAAATATTCTTCAATTTCTGGATAAAATGACTTACTCTCTTCTGTCATTCGAGAGAAATCAATACCATTAACAACATTACCTTTTGGTTTTTTCTCCTGACGGATAAACCTCATTTTCATGGGATCAATGTATCTTAATTCTTTAATCCCTTCTTGAGGTTTTTTAAGATCAATTACTTTGTGGTAATATAGACGACCATCAATATACCAATTTCTAAAAATTTCATGTGACTTTCTGTCAAAATCTAGAAGTTCTTTAATATATCTAAATTCTGATCTAATCTTATCTTTTAATTTATCACTTGCCTTTAAGTTAGACAACTCAATTTCTACTGGAGAATCGTAAAGATCACTTACGATTGCTTCGTTGACGACATCTTCGATGGCATTATCCACTTCTGGGTGAAGTGCCATCTCTCTATATCTTTTAATTAAATCGTGCTCTGTTCTATATGCACCCTCAATATCTACATAAGAACCATAAAATCCGCTGGCAATAAAATTATCAACCCCGTCCTCGTTATTTGGAGGGACGGGGGATGCAACGGATTTTGATTTTTTCTCACCAGGCTCAATAGAAAATCCAAAGAGTTTAGACATTTTATAAGTATACTTAAACTGTTCTAACTATTTATCAAGCTATTGCTGGTTTATCTGAACCGCCATCAGCGACAGTCCAGTAAAGAACCTGGAATTCTACGGTGAATTCCTCAATAGTATCAGTAGTATCCATTGATAGTGGAACTTCCGAAATATTGGTTGGGAACAAACCAACAAAATTGTAGGATCTTAAAACATCACCATTTCTGCCAAGTTGATTTACCTTAGCATCTTTGGTGTAGTCTGTTGGGTTAACTTCACCAGATCCATTTGCCAGTCTGCTGATACCATTCATCCACTGTTCCATTACGGTTCTGAGTTTGAAGTCAGTGTCGTTGAGAACAGTAACAGTCCAAGTATCAAAAGTTCTTTCACCAGCAACTTTGAGGATCCTTCCTCGGAAGGGAACCTCAACTGGGGTGATATTTGATGCTGGAAGGTTTGCTGCCTTTACGAGGAAAGGAACCTTATTAGCAACACCATCATCAGTAATCGTTTGATTTTCTGACTGAGGTGTTGCATCATTTGACATAAATGTCAAAGCAGAATCTGATGGAAAGTTTAACTCGACCTCAAATAAATTGGGTCTTACGCCACCTCCCGTTAAATTTGCTTTAAATTGGGAAATTGTTCTGAGTGTCATTTGTTTTTGCCTCTTTAGTAATTTTTATAAAAATTAAACGTTTCCAATCACTTCTGAGAATGAAACCCCAGATCTGGTGGCTACAAATGTCAATCCAATAAAGTTAATGGATCTCGATGGCTTGATATAGATATCTGCAACAAACTCATTTGCGTCAACGATTGCCGCAGTATTGTTTGTTTCATCGCAGATTAATCTAAATTCCTGAATACCACGCTTTGCCTGAACGTCTCTTAAGAAAGGTTCAACCGCATTTACGAAGGAACTTCTGGTGATTGCATCATTAAACTCAAACATCACATCTTTTGCTGCTGCAGAAACTGCATCTTCGAGGAAGATGAACAATCTACGAACATTGATGCGATCGAATGCTGAGGACTTAGCAAGTCCAGTCTTATCACCAAAGAGAATAATGCCTGCTCCAGGTGAATTGATTACTGGATTAACTCTATTGCTATAGAGTCTATCTCTTTGTGTCTTCGATGGATTGTATGCTAACTTAACTGCATTGAGGATTGCACCTCTCTGAGTTCCACCTGGTGAGAACCAAGGGAAGTTAGTAACATCATTTCTGGCACAAATACCAGCAATATCACCATTCAGTGGAACATATCTGAAAGTATCGCTGAATCTATCATACATGTACTTATATCCACTATCAAAGATTGCATAAGATGATGATGGAACACCAGCATAGAAGTCAACTACATTGTCAGTTGCATCTGCTGCACTCTTAACTAGATATCCGTTTCCAGAATCTGTGAGAAGTTCGCTTCTGCATGGTGAAATGAATGCAATTGCATCCTTTCTTTGCTCTGCAACAGAGATCAACTTACTTGCCAATGCCTGAGCATCAACTCTTGTATAACCTCCAGATCCCATGAGAAGGAAGTCTACATCATACTCTTCATCATTTGCGAAGATGTCATAACCAGTAGAGAGATCTCCGATTGTTGCTGAAAGTGAACCAGCAGCTGTTAGATCAGAACCACCATCGTAGTTTAAACCACCACCAAGGGTTACGGTGCTGTTACCAATTGCACCAAATGCGATTCCATTAGTTGCTTGATCCCATCCCATATCAGTGGAATGATCAAATCCAGAACCAGTGCTTAAGAATCCAGTTGTTACGATTCCAGCAGGAGCACCACCAGCATAAATGAAGGTAGATGCGGTGGATAGATACTTTCTCCAATATGATGCAGCACCAACGGAGTACTCAGCATCAGTTCCCTTAGCAAGTGCTAAGTGCTTCTCAAGAATTGTTCCTGTATTTCCTGTGATGTCTCCATCAGCATCAAAAACAACAACGTGAACTTCATCAAATCTTGATCCTCTAGATGCAGCGTATGCTGAGGTTCCTGGTCTATCTGCAAGAGTGTTCCAAGCAACGGTTACACCATTGTCTAGTGCAATCGATTGTTGATCGAACCAATCTTGTCTTGCTGTGTATGCTACAGATTCGAAAGTTCCTTCTGCAGTTGCAACACCTGCTGTGTGAATTGCGACATTACCACTTGCAGAGAATGCATAAACTCCACCAGGTTGATAATCAACGTTAGTCTCTACTCCAGCACCAGTGATGTGTGAAAGAACCTTAACTTCAATAGTTCCTGCACCAATTCCAGTGATGATACCCTTAAGTTTACCATCAAGAGTTGATGTAGTACCAGTTCCAGCAACTACTCTACCGAAGGTTGATTGGGTAACACCCATACCAACTACAACGTTAGTTGTGCTGATACCGCTGAGAATTTGGTCTGCTTTACCGTCAATTAGAGCAACCTTCATTCCGTTTGCCCAGGAACCTGGATTTCTTGCCGCAACGGTTACGCCAGTGATGATATTCTCATCATGACCAAGGTTGACATAGTCCTCGTAACTTCTAATCTTAGGTGCAGAACCTGATCCCGCAAATGCGTTCTTAAGTGATGCGTCATCAGATCTTACAACCTGAAGTGGTCCTCCATATGCGAGGAACGAAGATGCCACCAACCAGTTTTCATAATGTTTATCAGTTGCATATGGATTGCCGAAAGTGTTTAAAAGCTCCTGCTCGTTGTTAACGATAATTGGCTCATTGACAGGACCTTGTGCAAAAGGTCCGACAATAGCACCAATTCTTTGAGAGGTTGGATCGACTCTACCTGCGGTAAGGTCAATTTCCTTAACAACAATTCCAGGAGATGCTAAATTTAATGGCATCTTTTCGTCTCCGAATCCAAATTTTATCTAGAAATATTTATTAAAAAGGGTATTTTCATTGGGGAAACAATGCATGAACACTTTACCAGTCGGGATATTCCCATTTATCCAAAACCCTACTTGTCATTCTGTTTATTACTATTCTTTTCTTGGTGCAGTCTTTACACTCGTAAGAATAAGATGATGGAAACATACCACGATTCCTTCTTGTCAAATAAAAATCATCAATTAAATTTTTTACCTTTCCACAGGCACGACATCTTCTATCAAAAAACAGTAAATGTTCTAATTCTATCTGTTTATCGAAATCCATTACATATAATCCCACATGTATGAACGATCGCCATATTCATCAGAATACCATCTGTCCCCATCATTATCTGTAAATGAATTACCATCTCCAAATCCGTCCTCAATAAAACCAAATGGTGCCATATCTTGTTCTATCTGATTCTTTTGTTCTTCATAGATTCTTTTACGAACATCATTGTCCGTCATTTCCTTAAAATAATCTTGTGCAACTAACCAAGAGAAAATAACAAGGCACATTGCAAGGTCATCATTACATCCTTCCTCTGCTTCAAAAGAATTATGTTTTTGTGCGAATGTTGTCAGTTCTGAAATAATATCATAATCCCAAACCAATAATTTATCATCCTCCAACATTGTTTTTAAATTGGAACAACCCAATTTTTTAGTGGAGGCAGTCATTCTCACACCAAGTTGCGATTTTTTACCACTAAATCCAGATCCTACAATTTGACCAGAACGTCCTCTCATTGAACACATAAGGATATTTTCATTTTCTAAGTCAAAATGCAAAATACTTGCAACTTGATCTCCAATATCATTTACCTCAATGAGAACAAATGCTTTGTTATATGCTTTTGTTACTTCATTAATGATGCTTGGGAACATCATTGGTTTTATCTCATTGTTTCTATATTTTGCAACTACCTTATATGGAAACTCTGTAATATCAAACACAACAAATGCAGAATAGTCATTACCCAATCCACGGGCAACGTCAACTGTGATGAGATAATTTCTTTGTTCTACTGGATTTTCGTAAATATCCAAACCAGCATTTCTGCGAATAGGATCTTCGTATACAAGGTTCCTCAGTTTTGCTGGATTAATGAGAGTGTTTACCGAACCTAAGAACTCACACTCAAACTCAACCTTAAACTGCTGTTCTGAAGTGTTGGCAATGGTCTGTTCTTTCCATGCCTCATCGCGACCAGGAACCTCAGACCAGTGAACATCAGTCGGAACATATTCATTTTTACCTTTCTCCGCATCATGCCACATGCGGTAGAAGTGGTTCATACCACGAGGGGTAGAAACGATAATTACCTTTGTGCTCTGTCCAGAAGAAATAGTAGGATAAACAGAGGCAAAGAAGTCATCAGCAA